CGCGCTGCTGCATGTCCGCCGGACTCTGGAAAATCCCAGGAGCGGACAGCTGCTGCGCCATGTGCTGCTGGAACGGGGTTTGCGGCTGCACCTGGGGCTGCTGCAAGTCCGCCACTTCGCGCAGCCGTTGGGCCTCTATCGGCATCGGCAGACCGGCGCGGCCTGCCTCGACAAAGGCGCCGCCCAGCGTGTTCTTGGCCCATGATGCAGGCGCCATGATCCTCGCGGCGGCTTCCTCACCACCTGCGGTGCCCCGCTCTATGCCCGCCGCTTGGCGCACCAACGGGTTGTTGGCTTGGCTGCGCAGCAAGTCGGACGGACCGGACGGCCAGCCGCCCGTGGTGCCGTCATCCATCACGATTTCACCGGGATTCGGTGGAATGGACGCACTGCCCGGCAGGTTTATCAGGCCGGTGTTGATCGAGGGCGCCGCCGCCGGACCGCCGCGCATCAGAAACGCCGGGGTCTTCTCGATTGGCGGCTCTTTGGGAATCAGGTGGTCAAAGGCGCCGCCTCCCGCTTGCGGGGCGTACTCTTGCGCCTGTTCGTTGTGCAGCGATTCGGCGTAGGCCGTGGCGTTGTCCGGCGTGTCGAACACGCCCAGGTGCTGGCCTGTTCTGCGGTACTGCTGAATCGCGTCTTCATCGCTGAGAATGCCGGAGCCGTCCGCCGCCACGGTCGGGATCAGGTATTCCCGGCCATCGAAGTTGGCTGACATCGAGCGCACCGTGCTGATCGATCCGTCCGGGTTGCGGACCACCGGACGGTTGTGCAGATCGATGTTGCCCGGCTCCAGCTGCCCGGCGACGGTGGGGGCTTGCGGAATCAAATGGTCAAAGGCGCCCATGGTCAGATCCCCGCCGCTTGAATGGCTTGGTCGGGCACGCCTCGGGCGCGCAGTTCTGCAATGACCGCCTCGCGCGGTGCGCGCTGGTTGATTGCCGCCTTGGCATCAGTCAGCAAGGACGCCACCTGCGTAGCATCCACGGGCGGCGTGGCTGGTGCGGGTAGCGGCGCTGTTGGCCCCGGTCCGCGCAGCACATCAGCGGGCAGTGCTTTGGTCAGGTCCGGGTTGCCCTGCAATACCGTCCGCGCAACCTGCGTCAGTCCGTCCGCGCCGCGCGCGCCGCCAGCGGGCACCTTGGCGGGTGGTTGCCATGGTGCAGGGAGTGGCGGCGTATCCGCCCGCACGCCCAAGCTGTTGGTTGGCCCCCAATCGTCCACCACGCTGTCCGCCAGTGTCGGCCCCTTCTGGAAGGCCGCTATTGCCTGATTCGCGGCGAGCTGGTAATTGCGTCCGCCCTTCGGCTGCGCCAGATAGTTGGCCTGGATCAGCGCCGCCAGTTCCGCCTTGCGATCCGCTGGGAAATCCAGACCATCGAGCGCCAGCTGGGACGCCGCTTGCAGCTGCTCGATGTCCTTGTCGTTCATTTCAGTGGCCGAACTGCCGGACGAACCGCCGGAACCGAGGCTGCTGGAGCCCGTGCCGCCCGTGCCGGTGCCGGGTTGCTTGAACAGGTTGGACAGGTTGCTCTCGTAGAACTTGTTGCTCTGGTCGAAGTCCTGCCCGCGCCGATTGGTGGCGTCCGTCGCAAGGTGGTTGCGCGCATCCTCGGATATAACGGCCATGCCGCGACTGTTGGTCATGTTGTTGTTGCGCGTATTTTCAGCGCCTTGCATGTTGTGCCAGCGCGCGTCCTCACCTACACCCGCCAAAACACCCTGTAGCGACAACTGAGAGCCATAGCGGCGGTCGCCGGACATCAGCGTGTTGTTACGGTTAATTTCATTCGCCGTCCGGTCGAAACCGTAGAAGGTGTTCGCCACGTTGCCGCCGGTAGCGCCGACCGCTGTAGCCACGGCTTGCTGCTCAGCGTCGGAGAGCGCCGGTTGGCCGGGCGTCAGACCACGCATGGCCAGCTGTGCAGGCCCGGCCTTGTAGATGTTATCGAGGAACTGAAGGTTGCCGCTCTCTACCGCTGCCGGACCAATCTCCTGATAGTCGTTGGCCCGCAAGGCGTTCGCGACCCGGCTAAGCCCGCCTTGCTGGTTGGCGATCACGTCGCCTTGCAGCTTGTGCAGCCGGGCGTTGCTGGCATAACCCTGAATCTGCAAGTCACGCAGCGGATTCGGTGCCAGGGCTTTGAACACGTCCGCCAGTGCGCCGACCTCATTGCTGTAGGTGGGAACGCCGTTCGCGTAGAGCGGGTTTGCGTAGGTGGGCATGTCTTATCTCCGCGCTGCCAAGAGCGAGCCAACACCCTTGCCAGCCGTGGCGTACCGTGACTGTTGCGCGGCAGGCATGAAGTAGCCTTGCCCGTTGGCGTACAAGCCGCCCAGCAGGCTCGGTGCCGCCGCGTCCGCCGCTGCCTCGCCCGCTGCCCCGGCGGCAGGCGTGAAGCCGGACAGGTTGCCGCTGTAGCCACCGACCGTGGCCCCCGCGTTGGACGAGCCGCCCATGGCCGAACCGTAGGAGCCGAAGCCACCGGCCCCACCGCCCGCCATGCCGGAACCGCCGTAGAGTTGCAGCGCGGTGCCCAGCAATTCTTGGTTTCTGCCGGTCCCGGCTTTGCTGGCCATCGCCGCCTGTATCTCGCTTGGCAGCAGGGACGCGCTCATGCGGCTGAACCCGCCCAGCATGTTGATCTGGTCCCCAGCGCGCTGATTAATCATCGAGTTGCCCAGGCCCACGTCGCCATAGGACTGGAGCCGCGCGCGGGCATCGCCAATGCTGCGCACGTCCGCGTCCGCCGCGCTGCGCTGCTTGTCGGCCTCTTCCTGAATGATCTTCGGTTGTCCGTAGCTGGCAGCGGCGGACGGCGCCTGATAACTCGCCGTGCCTGCATCGCCCGGCAGGGTGGTGTCCCCTTCGTAGGACGCTTCACGCTTGGCGGCAGCGTCCGCCAGTGCGGCGTCCTGACTGGCGCGCGTGCTGTTCTGCATCGCCGGATCGAGCGACTGCTCGCGCTCTTTGCTGAGCCCCTGCTGACGAAACAGCTCGGCGTTCTGCGCGTCCTCAGAAGCATTCTTCATCGCTTTTTGACGGCGGCTTTGCGCGTTCATCTGCAAAGCGGTCCCGGCTACGATCAGGCCAATTGACGTGGGATCACACATGATTTACCCCACTTTGCCGGAGGACCGGCTGAGAGAATTGGTGTATGGGTCGCTGGCATACGCCTTGCGGATCGCGTCCGAGGTCTGTTGGTTTGCCAGGTACGTGCCGAGGCTTCCGGCCACGTTGCTGATAACCGGGGACAGCGGGGAGAACGTCGGCATGGCGGACAGGTTGGTGGCTTGGCTCTGCGCAAGGTTGGCCACGGCGTCCGGGTCCGCCGAGGCTTGTAGGAGCGAAACCATGTTCTGCCGCTGTGCGGCCACGTCGGACCGCGCCTTGTTCGCGTAGTCCTGTCCGGTGTCGCGGACGTTCTGCTGTTGCAGCGCGTAGTCCTTGCCCAGCGTGGCGTTCTTCGACGCGGACAGCGAGGAACCCAAGTTGCCGCCGCGTGCCAGGGCATAGGTCAGTTGCTTTTTCTGGTCCGTGTACTGGTCTTGCAGCTGCGGCAGGGCGAAGTCGTTGTAGGCCGTGGCGCGCGCGTTGTAGAAGTCATCACCAAAGCCGCCTTCCGTGGTGGTCTTTTCGTCCACGCCGGTATACAGCTGCGTGGGCAGATCCTGCCATGCGCCGTTGACGTTGGTTTGTACCCGTCCGCCCGGCTGATACACGCCCGGCGCACTGGTCCCAGCCCAGCGCAGATTGCCGCTGTTGCCGTTTTGCAGGTTGTAGGCTTGTCCGCTGGCATCGTAATAAGTGCCGTTGCCGATCCCGCCTTGTGCGTTCGCGTTGATCGCCGCGCCGGTAGGGGTCCGCGTGGTGGTCTTCTTGCCATCGAAAATTTCATCGATCCGCGTCATGCCGGTGCGAATGCGCGCCTGCCGCTCTTGTTCCTGTTGACGCTGATAATCCACGGCATCGCTGCCGCCTCCACCGCCGCCGCCGCTCATGGCTGCACCTCGATTTCGTAGAGTTGTTGAGCGGGCTTGTAGCCCAGCTGCTGCGCGCGACGTGCCCAGCCCACTCGCTTACTGGCGAATTGGACGTGTGAGCACTCCAGCTGCGCCGCGTAGCGCTTACAGGCGGCGAACCCTGTTTCGAGTGCAGCGGCAACGCCGGGCACCGTGTACGCCAGAAGTACGAACAACTTGCCGAGGCTGCTGCGGGTGTCGATCTGCTTGCGGCAGATGAACACACCGACCGGCTCGCCTTGGTCGCTCTTGACCACAAACAGCACCCAATGACCGGCCATGATTTCGGCGTACAGCGTGGGAGCGAAAAACGGTTCGCCCTCGCGCGTGCTCACGCGCAAACAGCCGTCCGCGATCAGCGGATAGGCGCGCTGGATGTCGGCCAGATCAACGACGGGTTGACAGTTCATGGCAGTTTTCCGGGTAGAAGACATACGTGGCAAAGTCCTCGCCATGTCGGCCCATGCGCTGGTTGACGGACTCACGCAACCCGCCCAAGTGTTCCAGCCAGTCACAGGCCACGGTGTTCTTGATGGCCACGCGGCACTCCGCGCGGCGAAAGCCACGGTCACGCATGCCGGGGATCATTTCCTTGATGACCAGCTTGGTGGCCGAGGACAGAATCTCGTTACTGCGCACGGTGCCCATGGCCCACGGTGCCCACATGCCCGGCCACAGCTCATAGGCGCCGAGCAAGAACGTCGGTTCTTCGTCGTCCGTGCCCAGGCACCAGAGAAAGCCGTCGCCTGCCAATCCGTGCAGCTGACAGGCCAGCGCGCCCGCGTCGTCATCCCAGCGCGTGGCGAACACTTCCAGCCGGTCTTGCAGGCGCAGCCGTTCGCAGACATGCAGGACGTTGAAGTAGGTGACAGGTAGCTGGACCATGGCTTAATCCCCTTGCCCGGTGAAATGGACCATCAGGTTTGCCAGCCGGGCATAGCCCCGCGCCAGATGGCGCAGCGTCAGGCTAAAGTGCGTGGACTGGCCCACGATCACATCACGGCCAAAGCTGCCGTAGGTCGAGCCTTCCATCTTGGCCACCAGTTCGATCACGTCCGGCTGCTGCGGATCGAGTGCCATAAAGACGTTCCAGTAGCCTTCCGCGCCGATGTCCACACCCTCGAAATTCTTGGTCTGTCCGGGGTTGCCCGCGTCCAGAAATGGCAGGGTCACGGTGTATTGGAATTCGCCGTCTTCGGCGTATTCGTCGCCGGATACGCCGCCGTAATAGCAGAGCTGGTCCCCCACGCGGGCGATCAGATTGGTGTAATTCACCGCCCAGTCTGAAACCACGGACTGGTCCCCCAGTTCCTCCAGCGTGTAGGTGGTCCAAGCGTTGACCTTCGCACCTGGGAAATGGCTGAACACATAGATGGTATGGCCCATGGCGAGCAGATAGCGGCCCTCAAACGGCTCGGAAATGGCCACCGCTTGCTGCACCACGGACTCATCCAGCTGACGCATGTAGGCCAGCAGTTCGCCGTCGATGGGCGAGCCCACATCGTCCGCGCTGGCCATGTTGGAGCTGTCCCGTGCGCGCAGCGAACGGACGCCGGACTCACTCAGAAAGAAAACATCGATGTCGCCAAACGCGGCCAGTGTGCGCGGGGCGCGGGTGCCCAAGTTCATCAGCACCTGTTCCTGCTTGTTGTTCGCCTCGTCCGCGTCCACGGACCAGATCTGCACGTTTCTGCGGCTGAACACGGCCATGCGGTTTTGATAGATGGCCAGCCCGGTCAGGTCCGCCGAACCGCCGTCTTGCGTGGACATGTTGACGAACCCGGCGCCTGTGGTGTCCGTGTCCCATTGCGTGGGGTCCGGCACCGCTGGATCACCGGCAAAGCCGGAGAAGTGCATCAGGCTCTGGTTGGTGGCGTACATCTTCTGGCCGAGGGTGCGCACGAACGTACCTGTACCGGCGGCACTGCCGCGCATGGTGGTGTTCACGCCGTTGAGGGTGATGGTGTACACGTCCAGCGCCTCAAACAGACCGCCGATGGTGAAGGTCACGACCTGCGCCCGTGCCAACACTTCGTTGGCCCCGCCGGAGGATGGGCTCACCACCGTGGCGGTGACATCGCCGCCGCTGAACACGTTGACGATCAGGCCATTCATGGCCGCGCCGGTCTGCTCAGACTTGAGGGTCACGGTTGCGCCACTGACAGTGGCCGTCCAGCGTTGGGTGGGGTTGAAGGCGTTGATGCGCGCCGCGATCAGCGCGGCGGTGGCGTTGTTGCTGCTGGTCCAGTCCACGGGTGCGCCGAGCAGGTTGGAGCCGCCGACCACCACCTGGGTTACGCGGTTGACGCCGGGGCTGGCCGTGCCGCCGGTAATGGTGAACGAGCAGGTGGCCGCTATCGCGTCCGCGTGGCCGACCGCCGCCGTGGCCAGCGCTGGGGTGAAACTTTGCGTGTTGTCCGTCCCGCCGTTGACCACCGAAGCGGCGTAGGTGAACACCACGCCCAGCGGCCCTGTGACCACTATCACGTTGTTGGTGGACAGCGCGGTGAAGTCGTCCAGCGCATCGACGCGCTGCGCCAGTGCGGCAGCCAGCGTGATCGCACTGGCCACGCTGTTAGCGATGGCGTCCCAATCGGTCACGCGCACGCCGTCGTAAAAGTGGTAAATGGCGCCGTCCGCAAAGGCGGCGACCACGTAAATCTTGCCGTTGAAATTGTCCGTCGAGAGAATCCGCGACAGCGCCGGACCGCCGGGTGCGGCCAGCTGCTGATAGTTCACCCCGGCAGGCACGGACACACCAGCGGCGTGGCCAAACACGTAGATCTGCCCGCGTACTGTGGTCAGTCCCTTGGTCTGGTTAACGGGCAGCTGGTACACGGTGACGAACTTTTTACGTACCTCAATCTCGCCGCCGCGTGTCAGGTGGACATTGCGCGCCACACGCAGCGAACCGGGCGCGGCGGTAAAGCGACTCTTGCGCGTGTCCAGACCGGATATGAAATCAGTGATAAGCAGGTACGCCATGGATTAAGTCCCCGGCGCTTTGATCGTGATCGGCACCCAGCGCGTTGACGTCCAGTCCGCAATCGGGCGGA